GAATGCTATCTTCCATTCCCAAGATTTATCTATATGTAAGTATCTTGTATCTAGTCCTCCTAATGCTGTATTATACTGAAACATAAAAGATGCAGTTTCATTTTCATTTGCAACATATCTTGCTCTCTCTTTTTCTAAATCATATGGTATTTGAACCCAGATTACAAAGGAGAATATTCCACTGTGTATGTGTAGAGGATTAAAATCATATTTCTTTTGATAGTTTACCCATAGTCTTTTTAGTTTAAAATCAGATGTTTCAATATCTCTCATGGTCTCTGCTACACCCATAGCAGGTTGGAAACCAAACTGTTTGATGTATTCGTATGAAAGACAACGAGTGAATGCACTAATCTCTTTAGTCAAAGGTAACGTCCACTCTTCTTGTAAGTGACCCCTTAGACTTGTCCTAGCATCTGTATCAGAGTTCTTCACTAGTGAATCCATACTACCTCGCAGTTCTGCTGCTACAGCAGATGGAACCTCTGCTGTTAGGTATCCAGGTGAGTTCAACCAATGAACATCATATGAAAAATTGCTCATTCTGTAGTGCGTTTCTTTCCTATATTATATTTTGATTCTAGTGTCCACTCACCCTTCTCTTTAAATGCTATAACTTTGATTTGACTTAAAGGTGCGACTTCTTTTATATCAGTTTCTTTTACGATCTCTACGAGACCCCAATCAGATAGTAGTTTAATAATTCTATTTCTTCTTTGTACATCATTATCTGATAGGTTTGCTTTCTTTCCGTCTAATGCAAATAGTTCTTTAAAATGTACGATGTAGTATTGTCCTTTCTTATGGAGGATATGACATGACTGAAAAAGTTTTCTCTCTTTACGAGATGCAACTCCTATGCGAGTAAGTGTTTCACGAACTTTCAAAAAATCATCAGGTTCTTTGAGGTTCACTTCAATCATATTATCTTTAGTCCATTCAACTTCATTCATCTTCTCTTACCCCCTTTGTTCAGTTTGGATTTAATGTAGTCTAGTTGTGTAGGAGATAGGATGCGTAATGCTTGCTTTGCCTTTTCATTACTATAACCATAGTATTCTTTGACAACATCAAGATCTTTCACCTTATCCTGTTTGCCCCAAGGAGAAAATCTTTTCCTAGGTCTGACTATATGTATATAAAAATCATACTGTAAACGCTTATCAATCTCAGGGTGCATATTCATTTCATTGGCATACAATACAGTATCCATATGATGTGACATACACTTGTTGACTATGTAAGGGGGATAGTTCTTTTCCCAACCAGGATCTTCAGTTTGGAATACAGATTTCTTATCAAGGTTGATAGAGTTTAGGTATGCTGAGAGAGGATACCGATCATCATATGCCATAATTTAGTAGTAAGAGTTCTTTACGTTTTTGTTGTTCTTCCATATAATCGCCTGTTGATCTCAATGTATATGTGTGATCGTATTCTTGCACCTGCCACCCTTTGAATCTTTCCTTTATCAACTTGTCTGAGTTGTATGAGACCATCTGGTCACAATCACATGCTGCACACTTACGGTAAAATCTATCATGATCAAACCCTTTGTGCATATCTCCTTTGTGTCCATAAAGATTATCTTTGATAGCATAAGGAGGATCTAAGTATATGAATGTATGAGGATCATCTTCCATTATTTTTTCAAAGGTAAAGTTTGTTATGTGCCATTTCTTAATCAGTAGTGAATAGTATGGAAGATTGTCAATACCTTTTAATGAAAAGTTTTGATCTGATGCTTGCTTACTAAATGATGCGTTCTCTGTCAATCCACTAAATGAACATTTGTTTACGACATAGAATGCTACTGCCTTGTGAAATGGTTCACTGTTCCACTCACTCTTTTGAAGATACTCCTTTGAGTCAAGAAAAAGATTTCTAGCAGAACTTTGATCTGGATATTTCTGTTTTAATTGAACTAACTCATTCCTGAGTTTATCCCCAGATAACTGCAGTTGTCTCCAAAAAGTATATAATGGTTCATACAAATCATTCACCCAGATATCCAAATGAGGATACATCTGTGTGATGTATATTGCTACAGATCCACCACCTAAGAAAGGTTCGCGATATTCTGTATACTCATTAAAACTAGGGAAGTGTTGTGCCATCTTCTTAACAGCACGAGACTTGCCACCAGGATATCTAAGAGGTGTTTTAAGATTCATTTAGGAATACAATACCAGGAGGATAGTCTCTAAAATCTCCTGATGGAGGAGGAACTATTCGTTCGTATGTACCACTTTCTCTTGGGTACTGATCGATCAATGCTTCCACTGCTGTATCAAACCATCTGTTCATGGACTTTGCCATAGCACGATAAGAAGTTCCAAGGTATAGTTGACCTGCAACAACAGATAGAGTTGCGGTTCCCCAGAACATGTAGTAAAACCTAGATTTTACTTGTGCTCTTACTTTTTCACGTTTAGTCATCATGATCATCCCATGGGTCAGTTAAATCCTTATTAGAAAAGAATCCTCTTATTATACCATAAGTTGTTAATATTGCAAATGCTCCTACGACTATTGCAACAAACTGTCCTGTTTGATTTAAACCTGCAAAGTTACCGTGAGGTATCAATGTGTCATAACACTTTGCTATTTGTTCTGGATCATTCCAAGTACCAGGTAATGTGTATACTGGTGGACATGATAGGAAAAGATTCATTTGAAGTTACACTCCATCATAAGTTGAGTAAGGCATGCAAGAAGGTTTATTTCTTGATCTGCTACGAATGCAGATTTGTATTGATAGTCTGCAATAATTAGAACTGCTGCTGCAGTGCTAGGACCATCCATGATACCTGTAAGATTGTCGTATAAGTTACGCATGATGGATGCAGGATCTGAATCTAGATTCTGAGTGACCCATGCTTTTACATCATTGAACTTCTTTGCTTTCATACTCTCACAGAGAGTATCAATCTTAGCATCACCAAGTGTTGCTAGTATCCCTGTATCTATACTACCTGTAGATGCATACCTTTGAAGTTCATTCAAAGTTCTTCTAAAGTCAGGAAAATATTTCTGGATTACTTCTGCTACAACTTTATCTGAGAAAGAAACATCCTCTGCCATGAGGATACCACGACATCTTTCAAAGAACTTTGCTGCAAGTTCTTGTTTGACTTTACCACGAACATTAAAATTAACTACAGTTGTTCTACTGTGTAAAGGTTCAATGATCTTGTTCTTAAAGTTACATGTAAAAATAAATCTACAGTTCTTTTGGTAAGTCTCTATCGATGCCCTAAGTAAAAGTTGTACATCTGGGGTAGTGTTGTCTGCTTCATCGATGATAAGGATTTTGTGCTTTGCTCCACCTGTAAGAGATACAGTCGCAGCAAAGTTTTGTGCTTGGTTTCTAACGGTATCGAGGAATCTCCCCTCGTCCGATCCATTGATGACATAAAAATCTGCTCCAAGTTCATTACAAAGTGCTTTCGCAATAGTAGTTTTACCAACACCTGCTGTGCCAGAGAGGAGAAGATTAGGTATCTCCCCCTGCTCAACAAAACTAGCGAAGGTTTCTTTCACATTCTTAGGTAGGATACACTGATCGATATTCTTCGGTCTGTATTTCTCTACCCAGAGAAAATCATCATGCATTTGGTTCTAGTGCAATATAGTATTTGATTCCTTTACCTTGAAATAGAGCAACACTCTTACTGCTGATAGATACGTCATACGCACCTGCAAGTAACTTTAAGTTTTCTACTCTAAAACAATGGCAGAAATTTTGATCTGTATTCCCAACTTTAACTGAGAAGTTATTAGAAGTTTCATTCTTTTTATCAGTGACACAAAGATTCATTTCTTCTCCATCACCAAACAGACATAAGTCTGGAAGTGCATAGATAGATGCTGCTTTGTTTAGTTGTCTTAGTGTCTCAGCATCTAAGTGGAATGATACATCTAAGTTAGAAAGAGAGATCTCTTTGTCTGGTGCCTGAGTAATGATGTCAGGATCAGCATAGAAGTATCTGGTCTTTGATCTACCTGCAGCATCAGTAATAGTTACATAACTATCGCTATCAGTATTGATCTTTGGTTGATCTAATAATGTTAGTCCATTGATAAACATACCTAGATCATAGATTGCAATTTCAGAATCGAATGCTTCTTCAACATCAGCAATAGCAAGAATATTCTTATTGATGCTAAGAGTTGCTATTTGATTACCTGGTTTGATTACTATTGATTTGTTGATAGTACAGAAGTTTTTTAGAATCTCAACTGTTCTAGGTGTTATGTCAATCATTTTGTTTCTAGACTTTTTAGGAGTGTAAGTTGTTGGAATAGTTACTGTCATTGTTGTTCTGGTTAAAATGGTAAAGAAGAATGGCATAGTGCATTATCTTCAGCATATCATCTTTTGGTGTACCCTTACGATCATATCGTGAGGCATACTTTAAAATGTTACTGCGACAGAATGCTTCTGCGTCACCACACGCTTCGATCAAGTCTAGGGTTTGGATATTCCCAGAAGAATAATGGCGACCATACGTCGAGGAGACATATGATCGCACTTCTTCAAGAATCACATCTTCATTGTATTTCATTATCTAAGAGAGTTATCTCAAATACAGTATACAATGTTTTTGATTAGTTGTCAACCTCAGGGTCATAACCGTGGTCATCTTCCATTTCTTCCCCTGCATCAACCTTAGTGTAAAGATCGAGGAATGATTGCTTAGTATCTTCATCGAAACGTGAGATGCAGTTTGTTACTGCTGTCAAACGATTACCAAAGATAGCAAATGCTTTAGCAATGTGAACTAGACGACGTGTAGTCACAACCTCATCAACACCACCATCGTAGAATGTCTTACGGATGATACCTGCCCACTTGACAAGAAGTTCAGTAAACTCTTTGTCGCATCCATTAGCGATAAGAATTTTAGTCTCGACAACTGGAGTAGGATACTCTTGCTCAAAGGTCACAGGGAATCTCTCAAGGAATGCTTCGTTGAGAACATTTGTACCTACGAATCTGCCATCATCAGAACCTTTACCTTTGGTGTTAGCAGTTGCGATTACATTGAATCCGTCTGCAGGTCTGACATATCTACCGATCTTCTTGAGGAAGACACCCTTACCTTCTAGTACAGATTGTAGACATAGAATCTTGTTAGATGCTAGGTCAATCTCATCTAGTAATAAGATAGCACCACGCTCAAGTGCTTCAACTACAGGACCGTTATGCCATACAGTAGAACCGTCAACTAATCTGAATCCACCGATGAGATCGTCTTCGTCTGTCTCGATAGTGATGTTGACTCTGATGAGTTCTCTCTTCTGTTGAGCACATGCTTGCTCTACACATAAGGTCTTACCGTTACCAGATAGACCTGTGATGAATGCAGGGTAGAATAACTTGGACTTGATAATCTTTTGGATTGAATCAAAAGAACCAAACTTAGTAAAGGTCTCATCTTTGTTTGGAACATAAGATGCTTCAACTGCAGGTTGAGCAGAAGGTGCTTTGTATGCTTTCTCGATTGCTTCTGCAGTAAGATTCCACTTACCAATACCAGTTTTGTAGTTCTTCAACCTTTTACATGCTGTAGCATATGAGATAGAGAGAGTCTTACCTGCTTCTCTGATATCGTTGCAACCTACGTCACTACCAACCTTCTTAGTTAGATAGTCAACTAGTTGCTCTGTTGTTACTGGATTTGGTTCAAATGTCATTGTTTCAGTGGATTGTTTGTTTGTTATGTACTTATTATAGCAGGTACATCTGCTGTGTGCAACAGTAGTGGACACTTTGTGAAGTGTCACGCTATCTGTTCGATGAACTTATTGAGCACAGTTTTGTTGGATGTCTTAGAACCCATGTGCTTTTTGAATGCACGTTGTAGTTCTGCTTTAGTAGCAACCTCACCCTTTGCCTTTACTTCGATCTCTTCAGAGGACTCACCAATGTTTCTGTCTGGCATATAGATTTGCTCAGAGAAACCACATGCGTTTGAGATAGAGAAGTATCTCTCTTTCTTCCATGTCTTGTCAAGAACATTGTAGTCGATACCTTCAACATCATTGTATCTTAGAGTACGAGTTAGATCTCCCTTACTGCATAGTCTGATACCTATCCAGTTGTAATCAGTGATCTCTCTGAAGAAAGATACAATCTCTCTAGTTGTGCAGTATGGATGTGTATCAATTCTTTTAGTGTATCCTGTTCTCCTATCGCGAAGAAAGAATACTGATGCAGTTTGATGTGCTATGCTTCTGGAAACTTTTTCAAGATTACCAGTATCCCATCTATCCTCTTCTGAGATATAAGACATAGGGTTTGCCTCTCCATCAGTTAGACATACAACGTTTACCTTTTGTACATTCTCAACTTTCTTCATCTTATCAACAAGTTGACGAGTACACATGATTGCTTCGGCAAGTGGTGTACCACCTAGTGTATACTTTTGACATGAGTTGACTCTGTATCCACCCATTGCAAAAACCTGCATAAAGATAACTTTCATAGAGTCATCAAGAGACTTAGCATTTTGCTGAGAAGATAATAATTCTAGCATTTTGAATGACTCATTGATGTAAAGATCACCTGCTTTGAATCTTGCATACTCATCACTAGAGTGTGATCTGAAGTATACATCTTGGAATGCAAGAACTCTAAATGGGATACCTGCTTTGCGACAAAACCATACTAGGTTGAATGTTTGTTTGATAGTATCAAGTAGAACATGTGTCATAGAACCAGACCAATCGATATGGAATACTAGACCATGATTCTTACCATCAGGTACAGTTGTGATTCTCTTGAAGATATCATCTGTCAACTTGTACTTGTATAGAGAGTTAGTAT